AATGACGGTATATTTTTATCTTAAACCTTAACATTACAGTAAAACCGCAAGTTGTAGCCTATCATTCTATTGATAGGATAACTTCCTAATGTCAAAAGAACTTTATCTACCCACGTTCCACGCTGGTCAACTTGCCGCTTATAATAATCGTTCAAGGTTCACTGTTTTACGTTGCGGCAGACGCTGGGGTAAAACTGATTTGCTAAAAATATTAGCGGGTAACTATTCTGCAAAAGGTTTGAACATTGGTATTTTTGCGCCTGATTATCGTATATTACGGGAAGTATATAACGAACTGTTAGACATGCTATCGCCTATCGTCAAAAATGCTTCCAAAACCGAGGGGGTTATAAGAACGGAAACGGGCGGGCGTATAGACTTCTGGAGTTTAGAAAATGAACGTGCAGGACGTTCAAGAAAGTACAATCATGTTTTTATTGATGAAGCGGCATTTGCTAAAGATAATACAATGGCGGATATATGGGAACGCGCCATAAAACCGACATTACTAGATATGACGGGCAGCGCGTGGGTGTTTTCCACACCCGACGGCATTAATGAGGCTAATTGGTTTTATCGTATTTGTACTGATAAAAGCCTAGGTTTTACTGAATTCCATGCACCTAGCGCAACAAACCCATACTTACCAGAATCAGAATTAATCAAACTAGAAGCTGAAAACCATCCTGCTGTATACAGGCAAGAGTACCTGGCTGAATTTGTAGATTGGTCTGGAGAATGTTTTTTTAACCTTGAAAACCTTTTAGTCAATGGGAATGGTTATATATACGATGATATTCCAACTTATACAGTATTCGCTGTCGTTGATAGTGCAGTAAAATCTGGTAGTCAACACGACGGAACGGCTGTTTTATATTGTGCAATTAATAAACATTATGGAACGCCATTATTAATACTAGATTATGACATTATACAAATTGATGGCGCATTACTTGAAACATGGCTGCCAACTGTATATGAAAACCTAGAAGCACTATCAATACAATATAAGGCTAGAATGGGCAGTGCTGGCGTTTTTATCGAAGATAAAGCCTCTGGTATGATTTTATTGCAGCAAGCTCTTAGGCGCGGCTGGGATGCTACTGCTATCGACTCCAAGCTAACAAGCGTAGGAAAAGATGAACGGGCGTTATCTGTATCCGGTTATGTATATCGTGGAATGGTAAAGTTAACAGAGCAAGCTTATAACCGACAAGTTACTTTTAAAGGCGTATCACGGAATCATTTATTATCACAAGTGCTATCATTTAGACCTGGTGATAAAGATGCTTATAAGCGGGCAGATGACCTTTTAGACGTTTTTAGTTATGGGATAGCCATTGCACTAGGTAATGATGCTGGATTTTAAAATAATATGATATATTACGTTAACAACGTCATAAAGGCAGGATAAGGAATAATGTCAACTCTTGAAATAGGCGGAACGGCACTAGATAGCCCATTACAGCAATTACTTATGGCGGATTTTATCCAGCCAGGTAGTGAACCAAGCTATCAATTATGTAAAACAATATATACCTATCATCCGATGGGTAAAAAGTTAATTGATGCACCAATATCATTGGCGTTATCAAAAGCCCGAGAAATATCCGTTCCAGATAGTCCAGAAGATTTAGTTACAGAATCATTTGAACGCCAATGGAAGTTGATGAAGTGCGATAAGTATATTGAGAACGTTGCTAGACTTGCCTCTATCTATGGTGTTGCTACATTAGCATATGATGTTACCGGAATTAATCCTGATACTGATTTGCCTTATAAGCGTTCAGATATTATTCCACCAGATAGATTGCATGAACTGGAAATAATATTCCATACTTTTGACCCAATGAATACCGCTGGTTCATTAGTGCTAGACCAAAATCCTGCATCAAAAACATTTCAAACGCCCGTTTCTGTTTCGGTAGCTGGGGAAGCTTATCATCCGTCACGCTGTTTAGTGGTGATGAATGAAGATCCAGTGTACATTCAATTTACAAGCTCTGCTTTTGGTTTTGTAGGCAGAAGTAAATATCAACGTGCCTTGTTTCCGCTAAAATCATTTATCAGATCAATGATTACCGATGATTTGGTGCAGGATAAAGCTGGCTTGTTAGTAGCCAAAATGAAACAAGCTGGTTCTATTGTTGACAATATAATGAGCAAAGCCGCTAACATAAAACGCCAAGTATTAAAAGATGCTAGAACGGGTAATGTGTTTAGTATGGGATTGGAAGAATCTGTTGAATCAATAAACCTTACAAATATTGAAGGTGCGGTATCAATTACCCGTAAAAACATTATAACCAATATTGCCACAGCCGCAGAAACGCCAGCACAGTTATTGACGCAAGATAGTTTTGCTGAAGGTTTTGGTGAAGGCACAGAAGATGCCAAAGCAATTGCACAGTTTATAGATCGTGTGCGTATGGACATGGAAGAGTCATTTGAGTTTATGACTAAGATTGTGCAACGTAAAGCATGGACTCCAGACTTTTATGCAACGCTACAACAACAGATGCCAGCGGAATATGGTGCTATAGACTATATGACTGCGTTTTATCGTTGGGCAAATAGTTTTATAGCAAAATTTCCTGATTTAATAGATGAACGTAAAGAAACAATATTAAATTCTGAAAAAGTAAAGTTAGATGGAATACAGGGTATAGTTGATAAATTAGTATCTCATCTTGACCCGCAGAACAAAGCAGTATTGCTTGAATGGGCGGCTGAGAATGTCAATGAATTAAAAATGACATTCCCTAATAAGTTAAATTTTGATATGGAGTTATTAATGGCGTACGATCCACAGCCAGTAATGCCGTTTGGTCAAGAGCAATTTGGACAAACTGAACAAGAACAAACTGAACAACAAGCGCAACCTTTTGGTAGCAATGAAGTTTAAAGAAGTATTGACCAAAGCAGTTATAGACATTGCCATTAATGGCTTTGATAGCCAATCTCGCATTGATAGGTGGATGAAGGCTCTACGCAATGCACTCATTCAAGAAATGCAACCAGATCATGTTATTAAGCAAAAACTTGATGACGCTATGGGTGATATATTTAAACGCCTAGTAACAAGCCCTACTGCTATTACCAAGCATAAAGGCGTATCCAAATTTACCATTGATAAAGTTAAGCCAGAACTGCGTGGCGAATTAACCAGACGAATTGCGACATCTGCTAATTTGATTACGTTAAATCGTGAGCAAATGATAGAGCGTACTATGCAACGCTTTCAAGGTTGGTCAACTTCAATTCCTAATGGTGGCTCAGATGTTGTTGCCAAAAGAGAAATTAAAGCATCTATAGCAAAACCATTAGCATCATTGCCTTTTGAAGAAAGAAGGGTGATGATAGATCAAGGGCATAAATTAACTGCTAATATTAATGCAGTTGTAGCTGAAGGTGGTGGAGCAATTGCGGCTATATGGCACTCACGTTTCAGACAAGCAAATTATAATTATCGTGTCGATCATAAAGAACGTGATGATAAAATATATGCTATACGGGGAAATTGGGCTATGGAAGATGGCTTAATGAAAGTTGGTGTTGCAGGATATACTGACCAAATAACAATGCCAGCCGAAGAAATCTATTGTCGGTGTTCTTATGAATATATCTATAGTTTAAGAAAGTTACCTAAAGAAATGTTGACGAAAAAAGGATTGGAGTTGATATGAACGAATTGGATGTTGCTAGAGCTATTATTTCTGGGGATTTAGATAGCCCTCAACAATATGGTAATATGTATCTTTATGCTTTACGCATTACAGGTACTGGTGTTGCTTTTCGTGATGAAAAAACAAATGATGCTGGAAATATCATACAAAAACCTGAATACGTTTACCGTAATCCAGATAATTACCTCAACCAAGATTTTTTAGACCGATGTGCAGGACTACCTGTAATTTGGTTTCATCCTGACGCACAAATATTAGATACAGAAGAATTTTCCAAACGTGTCATCGGCTCAATAATGCAAGCATATATTATTGATTCTGAAGTTTGGGGTATTGCAAGAATTTATGATGAAAACGCCATACAGGAAATGGAGAGCAAACAGCTTTCAACATCACCAGGCGTGATACTAGCCAAAGCAGTATTGACAACATTAAAAGACAATGATAGTGTGATAAGTGAAATGCAACGCAATAATATTGCAGAGGATGAGGCTTATCCATTGTTAATTGAAGGTGAACCAGCTTTACTTGACCATCTTGCAATTTGTTTGCAAGGCGTTTGGGAAAAAGGCGGTGAACCGTTAGGCGTTTCCACACAACAACCAGTAAGGATTGATTCAATGAGCGACATCGCAGAAGCAGTACCAACGGCTTCACCTGAACCCAGTTTGGGTGATTTATTTAAACTCGTGCAAGGACTAGCCGCTGATGTTGCTACCTTGAAACAAGCCGAAGCAAAAGCTGCTGAAGGTCACGAAGAAGGAGTTTCTTTACTTGGCGACCCAGAACTAGGCGGTGAGCCTATTGTTCCCGTTGTCGACTCGAAAGAAGATATGATTCGCAACAAAGCACAAGCTAATGACATGTGCGATGAAGATATGTGCGATGACGATGCAAAAACTCGTTTTGATGGTGAAGGTAATGAAGAAAGTGATAACAAAAAGGAAATGGAGGCTAAAGTGGTAGCTGATTCTATTATGAAAGAAAATGCGGCAATGAAAGCTAAAATAGCATCTATTGAAGCTCGTATGCCAGCTATCTTGTCTGATGCTGATCTTAATGAGCTATCTGCGGCACAAGCTAAAGCTGATTCAGTTGCCCACGCATTTGGCGACAAAGCTCCTGCTCCTATGATGGGTGAAAAACCTTTGTCATATCGCAGAAGAGTAGCTGACATGTTTAAAAAATACAGTGCTGATTGGAAAGATATGGACTTGTCTGTATTAGGAAACTCACTCGGTATAGCTGAACGTGCTATTTATGCTGACGCTATGTCTGCCGCTAATATGCCAGCTTCTTATGGTGAAGGCGTACTGCGTGAAAGCACTACTCGTATGCGTGGCGGTACAGAAATCACTACTTTCTCTGGCGACTCTAATGCTTGGATGGGACAATTTAAATTGCCCGGTTCTAAACTTGTCGGCATCAACACTAAAGGATAATAGATATGTCATTAAGTATTAACCCAATGCAAACCACCAATGCTCTTGGTGGATTTAGTATTTCTTCAACTGGTTATGTTCAGGGTGAAGCAATTGACGAACCAGCCGTTCGCTTTCAATTAGCTGGTGGCGTTATTGCTAGTTCTGAAACATTGCCAATGTGGGGTGCTATTGCACTTTATGAAAACTTACCAACAGATGCTAATTATGTATTAGGAAGCACTGTAGGTAGAGCATTAACTAATGCGGCTGTTGCTGGCTTCTCAGTATTCAATCAAGCACATGCTTGGATAAATACTCCGCAATCACCAGTACCAACTGGTCAAGTTGGTCAAACTGCAAATTTCTATCGTTTTGGTTCGTTGGCTAAAATTCCAGTAGCTATTGAAGCGGCACTAGCGGCTACTCTATTAACTGGCGCAACTAACGTACAAGTTAGCTGGGACTTTACTAACCAAAAATTGATTGCATACAGTGCTGGTATCGGTGCTTTACCATGTAAAATCATTGGTTTAAACATTGGTAACAGCAAAACAGTTTCGTACAGTGGTGGTAACACTACTTGGAACAATTCTGGCTCTGTAGCCCTAATTCAAATCTAAAGGAATTTAACAATGGCTGGAAATATTACTCCAAGTTGGATTCAGGTCAACCCATCGCTGGTACTACCTGAGTTACTTCTTCAATATCAACAAGCATCGGGTGCTTTTGGTATGTTGCCAGATGGCGCACCAATGGTACGTTTGTCTGAAGGCGATCTTCAAGTTTACATCAAGAAAGTTGATGTAAGAACTAAAGTTGCCGCTGGTACTAATGCTTATAATGTATTACCTGGTGTTGCTATAACAGCGCAACAAATCAATACACCAACTTATCTTATCCGTACGCAAGCTGATTACGATCACCATGATTTGGCTGCGGCTGGCAACTGGGGTATTTCACTTCCAGAAGCGCAAAGATTAGGTATGCGTCAAGGTATTTTCCAACAAATGCGTAACGCTTTATTGTACGGTTTTAGCCCTGCAAATGGCGAAGGTATTTTAAATGCAACTGGTGCTACTGCTGTTAACCTTCCTGCTGACTCTAATGGCAATACTACTATCGTAACTTATGATAATGGTCAATTAGGTCAGTTCTTGCTAGGTCAAATTGGAGCATTAAAAACGCGCATGATGCAAGTTGGTATGCCAGGTAAAATCACAATTACTACTCCACAACGTATTCAAGTTGCATTGACTTATACTGGCATTGTTCAGTTAACTCAATTCCAACGTGAAGGTGCTGGTACTGCAACTATCGCTGAAATGGTAGAAAAAGTAGCAAGCCTACATGGTGATGATGTTGAGTGGTTGTTGGATGATACTTTGATTGGTCAAGGTGCTGGTGGTACTGATGCTATCATTATCTCTGCTCCTACCATCAAAAAACCAGTTGGCACTCCAAACACCAACGAATTTGCAAAACTAGCCCCAGGCTTAGATGCAACTATATTGATGTTGTCTGATATGGCAGCTCCGAAAGAAATCGTTTCTCCACTGCCACAAGGTGGTACAAACATTATTTCTGAACTGCGTATTACTTCTGGTTGGGTATTGCGTCCAGAAGCAGTAACAATTGTCAGTGCCGCATATCAGTGATAATACTATCAATATAGTATTAATATGATATACTACCTCCTTATTTATTAGGGGGGTAGTTTCATGATTCATTATGTATATACACATTCAAGACCTGATACTGAGGATGAATTTGGTATTTTTTATGTAGGAAAAGGTATTGGGCGCAGAGCAAGACGTTTTGCAGGAAGATCACCTTATCATAAAAACATTATTGCTAAATATGGCAAAGAAAATATCATTGTTCGTATAGTAAAAGAATTTAAAACAGAAGTTGACGCATTAGCTTATGAAGTTGAGTTAATTAGTAAACTTAGAGGGATGAATATTGATTTAGTTAATTTCACTGATGGCGGTGAAGGATGGACTGGAGCATCTCATTCTGAAGAAACAAAATTAGTATTATCTGAAAAAAGCAAAGGTAATAAAAATTGTGTAGGCAGAGTTTATACTGAGCAAATGCGTTTAAATATGAGCATTGCACAAAAAAATTCACCTAAAAAAGAAGCGGCAAATAGAAGCCAATCTGAAAAGAAAAAAGGTAAAAAACAAAGTGCTGAAACTATTGAAAAAAGAATTGCACCATTAAGAGGAGTTAAAAAATCACCTGAATTTTGTGCTAATCTTTCTCTAAAAATGAAAGGTCGTATTTTTACTGACGAACAAAAAATAAACATGTCCAATGGACAAAAAAATAGTGAAAAAGCAAAAGAAAATTTTAAAAAAGTTTTGGAATCAAATATTGGAAAAAAAAGAAGTTCTGATTTTAAAAATAAATTAAGTATAAGATTTAAAAATGTTCCTAAATCTGAAGAGCATAAGCGAAAAATAAGTGAAGCTCATAAAGGACAAAAAAGATCAGAAGAAACTAGACAAAAAATGATTGATGCTCATGCTAGAAGAAAAGAAAAGAAGATACAAGATGCACTTAATCTTGTATTATCTAGTTAGGATAGCACCACAATAAGGATGTTTTGGGCGAGGTGGGGATAAAATCCCACCTCAATCTTCTAATTAAAATAACCAAAACATAAATAAGATGAAACTTTACGTTGCTAATAGCAAAAAACAAAATGAGCATTTTCACTACCGTGTAATTGGCTCTAGTAAATTAATGAATCAGCATATTTCTGCTGGTCAACAAATTCAAATCTATGGGGATTTACAGCCCGAAGAAGTAAGAAGCATTATTGAACAACATGAGCAATATGGATTTATTGATGCGTCAAAAATCAAAGCCCAACGTGATTTTGTTGGCTTATGTTATAGTGTAGATACGCCAGTAAAATTAGACT